CGTTTTGAGATTGATAGGTTTGGCATCGTAGAATACTGCCCACACACCTTCTGAGGCCAAAACCTGTTCACACTTATAGGTGACCTTGTTTGTGTGCTCGATTAATACATTGGGTTTTGGACGACTCATATCATTAAACTCCTATATTTTATTTATCTAGAAATATAGGTAGTTTTAGAATGTTCCACCATCCATTTTTACAGTGATTACTTCATCGTCTTTTTGGAGGGTTTGAACGGTATGTTCACGTAAAGCCTGAAGTTCTAGCAGGAGTCTAGTAATGTCGGCATGTAGGTCCTGTGCGTCTTTTATGCTCATGATGAAGTCTCGAGCTCCACGAGCCTGTTGACCTTGAACCCGCTCAATGAACTTACTTAGATGAATTGTCATGAGCTTCTTGTTCTGAGTAGTATGGACCTTGGTACGGATATCTCTGCAACACAATCAGCTTGGGCGCCAACACTGTTCGCCAATTGCGCCCTTTGCGAACATTATACCAACCGGCCGAGAACCACGACTTGCTTTTGTTGGTTTTGGTATAAACTGGTAGTTGTTGACTAACGTCCCACATGGGATTGTAAACGCGGCCAGCCACAGGATATCCATGAACATGGTCTATGGTTGTCTTGGGTCGAGTAATTTTTACTGCCGGTTCAAATTTGATATTGGCAGTTCGAGCCGCTATCTTTATGGTCTTGTATTGTGCAATTTGATTATTGATCTTTACTTGATAACCACCAGCACAGGCTTCAATGTTTCCGACCTTTTGATTATTTTCTTGTAAGATCCAAAATTGTTTGTCTATCACGGGTTTTGCTATTAATGTCATTTTGATGACTCCTTTTGTTTTTGTCTACACTCTTGTTTCATGGCCGGTGTGTAGTCCGGCGAAATTTCTGCAATGCGGCAATCGTAAATGGCTTCTCGAGGCAACACTGAATGAATACCATACAACAGAGAAAACAAACCAACTCCCAACACAATCAATGCAATACACATCAGTAGGTGAGTTCGACGGTCACTCATTTAGCACACCTTTGTATGTTTCGTTCATCCAACGACCAAATGAGTCGGCACTTTCACTGCACTTGTTCAATTCATACTTGCCACAAAACTGCATAAATCTCACACCAACTTGGCCAATGTCTTTGTGACTGATCTGTTCACGTATGGCAGTATCTACTACTTGTTTAATTGCTTCGGGCTGTGCTGTTAGATCAATCAATTCTTTGTTGCGTTCGTAGTCATCTAAGACTCTATGCTCTACACCATCCGGATCAGTCCAGCGTTGCAGCATCATGTTGTTCCAATTATATCCTCGAGTTTTACGATCTTCAAATGCCTCTTGGAGACCAACTTTATTTTTTGTTCCTTTAGTTCGAACACCCGGATAAGCCGAAAACACATTGTCTGATGCGTCTCCTCGCATACACTTCTCAAACAGTAACCACTCCGGATTGGGAATTGTTTTAGCTTCTTTAGTTTTTTTATCAATGACCGCTTTACCTTTAGCATCAAAGATTCCTTCTATGGTGATTAGTTCATCTGTGATACCGTTGTATTGTTTGACATTAGGTGCTACTAATTGAACAAAGTCGGTATCACTGCTAATAATGATATGTTCGTCTTGGGGGTGTAGTGCGATCCAGCGAGCAATGATATCGTCGCCTTCTGCTGTAGGACATCTTACAACTGAGCAATTGGTTCTTTCAGCCAAGTATTTAGTCAAATTATCATAAGTTTCCCAAAACATTTTATCTTCTTCTGCTTGGGCTTCTGTCAGCGCCGCACGGGCTACAGCACGGTTATTTTTGTAGGGTTTGTAGTAGTCCTTGCGCCAGCTACGCCCTTCCAGGGCAAAAACTACGTGATCTGCTTCAAAGCGTCGAGATACTTTGTTGGCACTCATTAGGGTTACATGGAGGGCAAATCCAATTTTCTCCCACGTGTCAGCAGCACGAAAAGCACCGTGTCTAGCACGAAAGAACATATTAGCCGTATCTATAAGAACATATTTCATACTGCTAGTATAACAGAGGTTAGCTATTTTGTCAAACGAATTTGTGGCTCATCAGGTAATTGAGCAGGTATTTAAACCACCAGGAATGCCCATTTCGTCCATAATGATATGAATCGGGCATGACCGTTTCGATTCCAGCAGCTTGTAATTGAGCATGGTAGGTGCTGGCCGGATCATATGGCCCAATGTAATTGAGCCCCCAATCCTTTTGATCGGTAATAGAACTGAAATCATTATTGCCATTGAAGAATACATGCGGAATGTTTTGATCCACAAGCTCTTGATGAAACGCCCAAATATCGTTGTGTGCTTCTTGTGCTTTTTGACGCCAATTGAGTCCAATTACATAATTTCGATATCGTTCAGCGGCCTCGGGCGGTACATGATCGATGCCACTGCCATTGACTTGATATGTAACGCCGTTGTATAACCATTCTTCTCGTTCCCATGTTGACCACTGGATAACAACTAAAATATCTTGTAGATTATTTTTTTGTTCTGCAAGCCAAGCACGGGCAGTTCTTAGTATTCTGGCATTACTACTGGCACTTTCAGCTTCGCATTGAAATCCAGCATTAAGAGCAAGACTTAGTAGTTTGCCCCAGGTCACTTGTAGATTCTCTGGATGTGGTAATCGCCCTAGATAATATAACGCAGGATCGTCTTCGGCAAATGCATGAGGGTTTACTGCTTCGGCGCCAGCAGTATGACTGTCACCATTGACATACAAAATCATAGAACAAATTCTTTAGCATACAAACTTAGTTCGTTGCCCCATGCGGCTTGAGCCATAGCACCATAATGGTATGGGTCTCCAGCATTGGCCAAGATATTGTTTGATTCAAAGTATTTGGCCATGCATCCGTTAGGGTCGTAGGGCTTGTAAAAATTTCCATGCCAATCTTGGTGGTGGTTAATGGTGTGAAAATTGTTGTAGGTAGTCCAAAACAAATGTGGTATACCACGTTCGCGCAATTTTAAATGCATGGCATGAATTCTGTCATGCCACATCTGTGTCATCTTGCGATAGTATTCCCCAGTTAGTGTGGTTTTCCATTCATTGAATCTGGCTTTCATTGGTTCAGGCATGCCAAAGTCTGGACCACCACACACAGATATATTGTTATACAACCAAGGCCATTCTTCTCGTTCAAAGCTGGTCCAGCCAATGAACAACATGGTATCAGGTTCCCATCGTTGGTCGGCCAAAAAGTAGTCTATGTGATTTTCAATCCAATAGTTGCTGGCACCATTCTTGGCCCAACAACTAAATGACTCAGCAAACTGCCGGCTGAACACTACAATCATATTGTCAGTGTCAATAGGCTGTTGAGATTCGGTGCAGGCTGGATATAAGTTGCTATCGCCAATGGCTAGGATCATGACACTTCAGTCCTTCCGTCGCCAATGTTGCGTGACTTGACTACACGATCACGCTCTGGATCCATGGCTTGGTATTGCTCGTAGGTTTCCAATACAATATTGCGACATACTGCGGTAAACCAACGGTCTACAATGTCACTGTCGGTATCTTTGGGATTCATTTGATAACCAGCACGAACCAAATTAGCCACAAACTTATCGTTCCAGTCTAGTTCAAAAGCGCCATTTTGCATATTGTTAGGATCAACTTCCATGCTGAGAATAGTCACATAAGGCTCGCCTTTTTCTGTGGCCAACTCCTTGGCAGTTTTTTCTGCCTTCTTGGGTCGGGGTTCAGCCTTGACTTCTGGCGGTTTCTTTTTAAAGCGATCAAAAAATCCCATTGTGTTCCTTGTTAGGTTCTTGTATTGCCGTAATGCAACACAGCAATACCGGGCATGTCAAATGGCGACTTGCGCCACGGATCAACTATAACACTACCCGGCTCAATTTTGCAATATGGTTGTGTGTCTAATTGATCTCCAGTGTATTCGTAAGTGATCTTGCGATTGTGTGCCCATAAAAATACCGCAGGGCCATCAATGGTATCTAAACAATGAGCACGATCATCGGCTAGTGGATCAACATAGACCACAGGCAAGCCAGCTTCACGAATATAGAATCCTACCAAGGTGCTGTAACTACCAATACAATATTCAACGTCGGGCTTGTAGGACTTGCCGTGGATTACAATTGGTAAACTGAGTCGTTGTGCCTGATCAACCAAAAACAATGCCAAGTTCTTTGCTTGAATTTCTCTGGCATGCATAACAGTATCAAACAGGTCGTAACCAATGTTATATTCTTCTGCTAACCAGCGTAGCGCAATGTTATCACGTGGATGGCAAGCACCTGCATCGCCCATACCGGCTGTCATGTATTTAGGACCCATGATACGCATGGTGCTTCGTGCCAGAGCATTTGTGACCACGTCAACGTTGATATGACCAATTTTCATAGCAAAGTCTTGGATCATGTTTACAAGACCAACTTTGGCACTGATAAATGTGTTGTAGAAGATCTTGATAGCTTCGCACTCGTCCCAGGTGCCAATTTCATAGCGTGGATTGTTCTGCATAATTGTTTCATACAATTCACGGAGTTCACCAGCAACACCGGTCAAGTTGCCATCTTCGGTGCCCAACATGATCATTTCTGGATTGACCATATCCCACTTGACTGAACCCATAGCAATTAAGTATGGATTATAAACAAACTGATGTTTCTTATCAAGTAATGGAATAAACTTGTTGCGAGTAGTTCCGGGCAATACCGTACTAATTAACACTACTTTTTTAGGGCTAGTAGCAAACTTGTTTACGTTATTAATAGCGTCAATGACTGCGTCATGTCCAAAATCTTTGGGAGTCATATGACTTGACGGAACACTTCCGTCGTAACCTTCGGCATGCGGAGTAGGAACAGCAATAAAAATCCATTCGCTTTCGTTTACTACTTCACTGATATCGCATACTTTTACACTATTGCTAATCCGTGGATAAATGTCGTACCCACGAACTTCGTGCTTTTCAGCAAATACCTCTGCACAGTCCAAGCCTAGCTTGCCGATGCCAATAAATCCTATTTTTTTCATGTGAGTCCTTAAAGATAAATGATACAATAATTTATCCGTGTGTTTGGTGGTGATTAAGATTTCTTGAATACTGGAATAGGATTCATTTTGTGTAGGCTACGAGCACGGATAGCACGATATTTTTTTACAATATCCTGTATTGCTGGATCATGTATAGTCATGCCTGCTTCGTCAACTTGCATGGCCATTTCCAAATCAGCATAGCTGAGTCCGCCCAGTTGATCTTGGTCTGTGCGCCCATCATCCCATAGGCCGTCGGTAGGTGGAGCATCAATAATGTCTTGTAACACACCTAGTTCACGTCCCATTTGCCACACTTCTGTTTTGTAGCAGTCAGCAATGGGACTAATGTCTACACCACCATCGCCGTACTTGGTATAAAATCCCACACCAAAATCTTCTACTTTGTTACCGGTGCCTACCACAAGTCCACCAACGCTTTGAGCAATTTGATATAGTGCGACCATGCGTAAACGACTACGACTATTAGCAAATCCTAGTAGGTTATTATAGTTGCTCGGACTTTCAGAACAACCGTTAGTCAAACGCTGTTCAAACTCGTCAAAGGTTGAGGTTAAATCAATAATTTCGTGACGCACATTGTCAAACTTGTTGCATAACCAAACACCTTGTGCTAGGCTGAGATCGTGCAGGTCTGGACGTTGACGGATAGGCATTGTTACAGCAACCGTATTCAATCCAGTGCGAGCACATAACGCACTGACTACCGCACTGTCGATGCCTCCGCTAATGCCTACTACTAAACTTTTCATACCAGCCTGCTGGGCATAGTTCTTGATCCAGGCAGTGATACGATCCTGTAATGATTCTGTTGCTGATACTCGATCTTCAGTTGTAAATGTTGTCATTTTTACTTAACCAAGTGCTGTGCCAATACCATCAGGCTTAACCAAGTCCACATGGTATTAAAACCTACTAGTGTTGGTAAAAACTTTTTGTTACTTGCCCAAATTAATGTAATGCTGGTTGCTAGTGTCAAGAAATACAACCACCATAGCTGAATACCAAATACTAATCCTGGAATAATAATAATGGCTTTGGCCAACCAACTTACGAACTCTACGGTATTGTAGTCAGTCCAATATGCTCGAGTAAACCACATGCCATAACATTCTCGAACTTTATCCCAACCAATATGGGTATAACTAGCACCAATTAATAATGCCCATACTCCTACTGCTGCTAAAATTTGTGTTGTTGTCATTTTGTTTCCTTTTAAGTTTTTAATTTGATCCATATTTCGTAATAGGGATCGTACCGCCATCCTGGTGGTGGATCCAACGGGTTGTAAAATTCTGGATGTGTTTGCGGAGCCATTATAGGACTATGCCTTTGTTGATACTCTCGAACAATCATTGATCTAGTATTTTCATCGGTATACTCGTTAGCATACATGCTTTCTATCAATGTTTTAAACGCCATATTAAATGTTCAATTTTTTCATGGTACCTGAATTCAAACACAGCTTCACCTGGTCCGTGATACATTGCTGTACCTTCGTATACTTGGCGTAACCATAACCAACGTCCTGTTATGGCACTACGTTTAGGCCACCATAAAAATCGTAGTCGCCAAAACGCTTTATGGTAAAAATGATCATATGCATCTCCAGGTATTGGCAATTAAGTTCCCCACTCATTTTTAAACAGTGGCACTTGCAAACGATCACTGTACCTTAGTCCGTGTTTCATTGCCAACAATGCTACATTACGATTGTTCATGGCATATACCGTTTCAACACCACCTACTGGCATTAGATAAACATATCCTGTAAATCCTGCTGCACGATAGGCGGCAACGGCACGTTCTGCATCAGCAAAGTCTTGTTCAGTAGCAATGACAAATTTCAAATAGGCTGTACCATATTCTTCATAGTCACAAACTACTGTAGGTAGGATAGCTTCTTCCCACCGTTCTCCACTGCACGGCAGTTTGGCACTAACACTGAATGTAATCTCTCGCCAAAAATCCTTGTCATGATGATGTGCCCAAGTGTGCAAATAACTTCCAAACTCCTTGGATATCTCTTGAGTACCATTGGTTTCGAAGGTGATCTCTTTAAGACCTGCCATCTTAGGATGATCCAGCAGGTCTGGATAAGCACGTTGCCAACCCAGCAATGGTTCACCACCAGTGATGACCAAATGTTCATCGCGCCATTCACCGTGTGGCAGTATTTCCATGATGCGCTCTACAATAGCATCTGTTGTCAGCATAGGACTTAGATCTTTGAAACTAGGATGCCACGAAGCATAGCTGTCACAGCCGGTGCTCACCAACGGTAGTTCTTCATATTTGTTATACAGATGGGCTACTTCGGCCAGCTCTTCGGCTTCGGCACTCATTTCGCCACGTGGCATACCAAAGCCAGCGCACTTAAAGTTACAACCAAATGTGCGTAAAAATACACTAGGCACACCCATGTAGCGTCCTTCACCTTGTATACTATAAAATAATTCTGCTATTTTTAATTTACTCATTGTTAACCTTTAATGGAATGCCTCTGAACATGTATTGCACACTGTTGTCTCTTAGAAATGATTTATCAAAACTACTAAAGTGTTGATTAAATTCTTCAGGGGTTAGTTCAAAATGATCAATAGGCTCTTTGCTGTCAGCAATGGCTTTTTTCATTTCTTCTAACAAATCAGGTTTTCTATAATGTATTTTCATCGCCACCAGTCCTCCCAAGGAAAAACAATCCAACAATCGTCTTGGGCTTTATTTAGATCGATTGCACTGTAGTTGATTTTTAATTCACTTGCACTTGCCTCGTTATCTACCAGCACAGCAACACGAACATTATGACCCCATATTTCATTGGCCCAACGTGTATCATCAGGAAAGCAACCACTTGGCCAGTCCTGTTTGATCCAGTTCAGTGTAGCACCCGAATCGTTAATATCGTCTACAATAAGAATGCGTTTACGACCGTTGTCTGACACCATTGGATCCCAGTCTTTGTGACCAAATGCATCCTCGGCCATCCACAAGTTACTTTCTGGTCCGTGTTCGCTATCACGCAAACTTACTTTAAGACATTCCATTGGAACTTCTAAGTATTGGCTAATAAGGTTGGCCGGAACTAGCC